AGAGGCTTGGTTAACTATTTCACTGCCCTGTACTTGGATACGCACTTCATTTGAGTTGCCTGTGCCTGTGACAGTTGCATCATATGCTAGACTTCCTGTGCTGTTGGCTGTGATGGTTGCTGTGCCACTTGTGCCTGCGATGTCGTTTTCTATTTCGAAGAAGTCTGACACTATGTTAGTACCATTGCCTGAACTTGCGCTCTCACCCATGTCTGTGCTTGAGTCTAGTGTGAATATAGTTGGTGGAGTATATCCTGCGCCCACACGTACAATAACTCTGTCACCTGGTTCCAACAACAGTTGTGTGCGCTCTAGTACGCCACGTGGAACCATTGAAGTTCTCCATTCAATAAACTCTGAGTCTAGAGGAATGTCAGCTTTGGCTATTGCTATGTTAACATCTGTTGCAGCTTGTTCTGTTCTGTTGAGCACACTTATAGCACCAATTAGATATTCAACAGTTGCTGGTACTGTGTATATGATGTTGTCTGAACCATCTGTGCTTGTAATGTCTGCTGTGGCCCAACGTCCGTTTTGATTGGGTCCTGCTACTGTTGCTATTCCGTGTAGTGTTACGCTTAGTGCCATTGTGGTGTCCTTATCTGTTTGTCCTTGGGTTGCGTATCTGTGCAGCTCTTACTAGGCCACTTGGCTTGTAGTCCTGCAGGGGATATCGTGCTACCCAATCTGTTGCACCTTGGTGCTTTGTTTTATTTAATCTACTTGCTAGACTTTCTGCCTTCATCTTGGCTTCACGTTCGTTAGTGGTGTGCTTGTATGGAGCAAGCAATGCGTCTTGGTCAAACTCCTGTTTGAGCTTGTTGTTTGTTTTTGAGTATGCTTGTATTGCATATATCTTTGATGGTGGTCTCTTACTCATAGGTCCTGTCCTTTATTCTACCCACTCTACTTGTCCTGTTAGACAACAGTTGGGAGTGTCTGTTAGCGTGTTCACAGCTTCTGTGTGTGCAATCTCCAACCAGTCTGCACGTTCAAACACATTTGTAATATCGTTGATGCGTACACTTTGATCAGTATCAGTACGAGTAATTGTAATACACTTGAGAGTAACATCAACTCCATCCAAGGTTCTTGTTGCACCGTCTTCAATTGTATATTCATAATTTTCAATAGTTGCCATGTTCTTGCCTTATATCGTTGCTATATCTTTGATTGTTATAGTTCCACGCATAGCGCCATGGAAACTACATTGGTATGCATAGTTGCCTGTGGTTGCTTGTGGTATCTGCCAATATAGTATTCCGCTTACTTTGCCCTGTGCGCTTGCTCCAGTTGTTTTGGTACCGTTGTCAGCAACGTGTATCAATCCTGTGTTGTATCCAGCACCGCCTGATGTTTCAATAACAAACGGATGTCCGTTACAGTCTAGTTCAAATGCAATTGTTGTTCCGCTTAGTGCATACACTGTAGGATTGTTTCCACTGTATTGATTGTTGATTAGGTATGCACTAGATCCACTGTTGGTAACTAGTAGTTGTGTAATTGCTGCAAAGCGTTCTGGACCACCTGACAATAAGTTAGTAGTATCTGTTAGTTCACTGATGTCACCTGGTATTGAGCCGCTGAAGTTAACTGTTACAGCATCGCCTGATACTGCTGTAGTAATATCAGTGCCACCTGTGATTGTAAATATATCTGTAGTTGTGTTGGCTGTAGTAGATCCACTGTCGCCTTCAAAGGTTACAAATACATTTTGATCTGGATCACCTCCGCCGCCACCTGAGCCTGTTTGGTCATCTACCCATTGATAGTCTGCGCCATCCCAACTTAGTATCTGGCCAGTGCCAGCTGTGCCCTGGTTTAGGTGTGCATCTACATCTGCGTCTACATATGTATTACCAGTTACTGGTGTAGTTGAAGTAAACTTACTAGTAATAGCATTCCATGATAGTACTTGTCCTGCTGAAGGTGTTCCTATATCAACATCACTGTGTGCATCTATGCTAATAGCATTTAGGTCTGTGTCTACAACAGTGTAGCCGGTTATGTATGATTGTAGATCACTAATCTGTGATTCAGTAACACTTAATGCTGCTTGGTGTTGTGTAACACTACCTTCTGTGATATTAGCGTTAGGAACATCTGCCCAAGTAACCGCTGTAGATAAATCATTTGTTTCTGTAAAGCTAGTAAGGTAGCTGCTTAGGTCTGGTGGTGTATAACGGAACACACCACTTTGGTCATCATAACTAATTGCACCATCGCCTGCAGCTGTAAGTTCGTTACCTATGCTAAAAGAAGCAAGGGTAGCAACAGTTGGTGTGTTACTAAAGTTATTGTAATCTAAATAATATGATCCGTCGAATCCATCTAGTGTATCAGCATCTGTACCTGAGCCACCTGACGTTGCATCAACACCTGGCGCCCATTTAGAACCATCCCACTTAAGAACTTGTCCTGTTATAGGACTGCTACTTGTAGTATCAACATCGCTTAAGAAGTCAATACTAAATGCTGACATATTAATTTCTAGTGTATCACTGTTAGACTGAACTGCTGTTGCTATGTTAGTTCCGCCTTGTACTGTTAGTGTATCAGTTAGTCCTGTTGCAATGGCTGTGCCATCGTCACTTAGTATACTCTTATAAACATCTTGTGCACCAGCGCCATTGCTAACGGATGTGTCAACATATGTCTTGACAGCATTTTCAGTTGGCACAGCGGATATTGAATTGCCAGCGAGCAAACCATCATTACTAAATTCATTAATAACAACACCTGCACTAAATCCTAAACTTGATAGGTTTGGCGGAGTGTATGTAAACACGCCTGTAGCATCATCGTATGATAAATCAGCTGTACCAGCGGCTGCTGTTGTAACCGAAAACGCTGTTGTAGGGTTTGTCCAAGTCATGCCACTAACACCATCAGTTGTTAAAACATAACCTGATGTTCCTACATCTGTTGGCCACGATTGACTGTTTAATAATAATGATCCAGATGCACTAATGCCAACGTCTGCAGAATCAATAGATAATGAAGTTGTAGGTGAAATTGCAAGTGTACTTGAACTAGAAATTTCTGGGCCTGTTGAACTATTGTTTTTAACAGACAGTTGACCAGTTGCTCCAAATGTAGCTGCTATGTCATTATTAAATGCTAGGTTGCCTGTCATTGTGGCGCCGCCAGCTGTAAGAATATTAACTGTATCACTATCGCCTTCAGATGATAGTAATGTTAGTACGCCATTAAGTTCACTTAAACTATATGTGACTCCAAGTCCTGTCAGGTCAATGTTGTCTAGGTCTGCCTGGTCAGCAAGTTGTACCCAGTTGCCAGCATGTGCATAATATGCTTTGCCAACTCCGTGTACGTGTGCAAACATTCCGTGATTCTCTGAAGCAAGTGGTAAGTCTTCTATTGTAGGATATACTTCCCATACTATATCATCAGATGTAATACCACCAGACTCTGATGTAATAAACCCTGTGTCATTAGTAAAGGCACTAAGTGCAGTTGGTCGACCTAGTATGTTTGCATATTCTATATTTGCGCCCTGTACACCAAGTGCTGAACTAACCCACTCTTGCGTAGCCATTTTAATATTTTGGCCAGCATTGGTTGTGTACATTCTAAGTGTAGCATTGTCAGCATCGTAAAAAATTTCGCCACTTGCTCCTGAGAGCGTGTCTAAACTTTTTGTAGATCGTTTTTCAAGCCTTAATGAACGTTGTGGTCTCATACTTATTCCTTTTAAGTATTTATGCACATAAGTAATAGTATGAAAATGAAACCTTACTACTTAATACAGTCTTGGAGCAAAAGAGCTCAAAAATTGCAAACACAGTATGTACAGACAGAGATGGCCGAATCTGATCGTTGTCGAGATATACAAGATGCATATCAAAGAAGCCTACAATACTCTGCTAGTTTAAGCGAAACAAAATTAGCAGGCGCTACAGATTGGGAACCTCGAGTACGTTTAGTTAATGATTCAGGAAACTATCTGTTGGATGCTAAAGCAATACTTGCATCTAGTCAGCGTCATCCAGATTATTAAGAAACGCTCTTAATTTAGTACTATCCGTTTCGGCACGTATCTTACCTGCCGGAACACCTTCATCTGGAGTCTCGCTAGGAGTGTTAGTACGCTTTAATGCATTTACAATTGAACTTGCTCCGCCGCCTTGTGACGCTGTTGCTTGATCCTGTTCATCTTCACCTAAGTCAATAATACGTAATGTGTCTAAGTCAAAGCCTAGATCAATCTTTTGTCCTACGCCACTACTGTTACGTGTTTTCATAAGCTGGATCTGATAGCGTCCACGTTCACGCATTGCTCTACTTGTAAAGATACCAAACACATTGTCTGCTGTTTGGATCTTACTAAGTCCACCACTAATGTGCGAGTGATCAAATTCAATTTCTTCAACAGCACCACGATTCAACTGTGCCGCTGTAACAAATACTGTGTTCAATTCCATTGCTAGGTTACGTAGCTCTTCCGATACATATTTGTCTTTGATGTACAAGTTCTCTGCGCTAACTTTTGTACTTGCTGGCATCAATAGATCCAAGTAGTCAATCAGTAATACGTCTACCTTCTTGCCTGTTTTAATTTCATACTCTTTAATGTAACTACGTACATCATTTGCTGTCTTGCCACTAGGCATATACTTGACTTGGAATGCACCCGACTTCTTGCCAATAATCTTAACCTTCATCTCAACATCGTCAATGCTCTTAAACACATCACGACTTGGAATGCCAGTAGTCATACTATCAAGTCTCATACTAACTAGACTCTCTGCAAGCTCTAGTGTCAAGTAAACTACGTTCAAGCCTTTCTCAGCCATGTTAACACCAATGTTAGCAAGGAACAAACTTTTACCTGCACCCGAACCACCTGCAAAGATATTCAGCTCGCCTCTGTTAAAGCCACCAAACAATTTCTTGTCCATTGCGGCC